ATTCTGTACACTTATGACAGTACTTGACAATGTATCGAATCGGCAGTTATTATGGTTTTATGATGTAGCGCGGCGGCGGGCGTAGCGGGTTATAAGGGCGAAAGGGGGGTATATAGAAAAGTCGAAACAGCTAACCTACAAAGGTCCCCAGACGCTCGAAATATTTCCCAGTGTACCAAAACAGAAATCTATGTCGGGCTGGTTAAAAATATTCCCCCAGGTATTTCGACCCCTTATTACCTTTTGTGAAAGTGGCACACAAAGAGTTGCGAAGCACACCCGAAGGGTGTTACTCTAAGATTATCAAAGGAATTCGTAGTCGGAGACGGAGCGAAGCGAGATGGAACAGAGTGCTGCTGAGGCCATGAAAGAAAAGATTTCTTCAAGGAAATCTCAGATGACTCCCAGTTCTCCCAAGATCAAGCGGAACGCAAGGTACTGGGATGAGGGGAGAGTTCTGAAAGTTGGATTTCTTCTTGTGTTTGTCAGAGCATTTGCAAGAATAATTTTAAAAACTTTCGGATTGTTTACACCTGTTGTTTTCTTTATGTTCTGTATGGTCTTCGGAGGGGTGACTCTAAGTGTCCTCCAAGGGACCTCTGAGAACATGGAGAACTTAGAGGGCAATGGTAACATTGTGTCCTTTGAAAATTCCGCGAGGGAAAAAACCGAAAAAATAGCGCCCGTAGGGAAATGACTGAGGAGCAAGCAAAACTGATCGCGCATGAGTTAACACGAGGTCTGAATGATCGTGAGATTGATGCGTTGATTCATGAGTATGAAATGAAGGTGGTTCTTGCGACCTTTAAGGAACTGCATTGTGCCTTTCTTTTAGCACAGCGCCATGCCCTTGAGGGGCACTAAATAAGACGTTATAATTAAAACTGAAGTGGAGTGAATTTAATTTCATGGCCAAAGGGTTTACTGTAAAGGCATCAAAGCCTAACACAAAGCAGGATGGTCCCGAATGGGATTATGATGCAATTAAAGCACGAATGAAGGGAAAGGCAATTGTCTTCTGTCTTCCAGGGCGCGGGTGTTCATATGCGTTTCTGAAGAACTTCGTTCAGTTGTGTTTCGATCTGGTTCAGAATCAGATGAGCATTCAGATCTCTCAGGACTACAGTTCCATGGTGAACTTTGCCCGTTGTAAGTGTCTGGGTGCAAATGTTCTGCGTGGACCGAATCAGATTCCTTGGGATGGTAAGTTGCAATATGATTGGCAACTGTGGATCGACAGTGACATCATCTTCAACACCGAGAAGTTCTGGCAACTGTGTGATGTTGCGTTTCCTGCTGATGCAGTGGATGAAGAAGGTGAGATTATTCAAGAGAACATGCGTCCCATTAGTGCTGGTTGGTATTCAACTGAGGATGGTCGCACGACTTCTGTTGCACACTGGTTGGAAGAGGATGACTTCCGCAGTAATGGTGGTGTCATGAATCATGAGATGGTTGATGGCATTCAAAAGCGTAAGAAACCCTTTACTGTTGACTACACTGGTTTCGGTTGGGTCATGATTCAGAAGGGTGTCTTTGAGGATGAGAAGATGACTTATCCTTGGTTCGCTCCTAAGATGCAAGTGTTTGAATCTGGTGCTGTTCAGGATATGTGTGGTGAGGACGTTTCGTTCTGTCTGGATGCGATTGAAGCTGGTTATGAAATCTGGTGTGACCCTCGCATTCGAGTTGGTCACGAAAAGACTCGTGTTATCTGAGGTTTAAATGGCAAAGTTTACAAAGGCTAAGGGTGGACGTGACGTTCTGGAGTCGCTTCCTAAGAATACACGACAGGGTTGTGGACGTAACACTAAATACGCAGCGACATCGCGCAATAAAGCGAAGAAGAAGTACAGAGGTCAAGGTAGATGAATTTAATCTGCAATCTTCCCGCAGAAAGAGTTTACGTTCGTAAAGAATATCTTCAGGACCATCAGAGTGGTCACGGGGAGTTTGTAGAAGGCGTCTGGGTTTCGGCAAAGTCGATTCCTGGACGTGCTTTTTATTTTGAGACTTATCTTCCACAGTATGGTGCAATCTTTGATAAGTTGCCCATCAGTGCATTTGTAAGGACACCAAACACTCCAGACCCCGATCTGGATCTTCCTAATCTGCAGTTCTGGAACTGTATGGATTATGGTGTTGCTTGTATGAATAAGGGATTCATCTCATCCATGGATGCAGAAGTCTTCTCTCGGGATCATGGATTCATCAAGGGTCAGTATTTGTTTACTCTTGACAATTATCATTCGAATCCAGATGTGATTGATAATAATGTCAGTGAGGTTCCACAAGAACATAAGTCACATAACTGTGTTGAATTGGAAAATGGTCAGTTTGCTCTTTATCCGAACAACAGGATGAGACTGTATGATCTGTCCATCACACCAGAAAAACCATTGATGCCTGACTTCAAGGTGTCAACTGTTGAGTATCAGGTAGAGAACGGTGTCCGTTGGGGACGACTGGGTGACACGGATGATTATTATTGGCAGACTGAAGAAGAAAAGACATCCTTATATAAGGACATAAATTATTAAAGGGATAGGAACCCCTTAAAAAGTTCTGATTTCTTCGCAAATCAGTAACATGCACGACTTTTTAGATAACGAAGGCAACCACATGCATCAGAAGATGCTCCGTGAGATTGCAAATGACAAGCACACACCAAAGAAGCATGACTTCTTGGTTCAGAAGGAACTTCATGAGAAGATCCGCAATGATGAGGATTATGATGATTGGGAGTATGGAACAGAACCCATCCCCCTAACCGAATTTTAACCCCATAAATAAGGTTGAATTGTTGTAAGTACATCTGTGCCAATTCAACCTGCACAAAGGACCAGCAGTGGTTTTAAAGATATCAGTGCTTCATTTCAGATCAATCCAATGAATGATGATCTGATTGCACTGAAGAATGAGAATGCGATTGCTCGTGCTCTCAAGAATCTTGTGCTGACTGTTCCTGGGGAGAAACCATTTCAACCAAGTGTTGGTTCTAATGTTTCAGCACTTCTGTTCGAGAACTTTGATAAACTCACCGCTGATTCCATTCAGTCGGAGATTGAATACACAATTAATCAATTTGAACCTCGTGTGGAACTGAACAAGGTCACAGTTGAAGCGGACTTCGATAATTATGAATTCAACTGCACTGTTGAATATTATATCGTTGGTATCGATGCCCAACAGCAACAACTCACCTTTGCCTTAGAACCCAACAGGTAAAATGCCGTTAGTTAATTTTAGCAACGTAAACTTTGATCAAATTAAGCAGTCCCTCAGGGATTACTTAAAGGCGAACTCAAACTTTACCGACTATGATTTTGAGGGATCCAATCTCTCAACGATCATCGATGCACTTGCTTATAACACATACATCACTTCGTACAATGCCAACATGGTATCGAACGAGGTGTTTCTTGACAGTGCAACTCTAAGGGAAAACGTTGTCTCTCTGGCCAGGAACATTGGGTACGTTCCTAAGTCCAGAAAGTCTGCTGTTGCTAATATCTCTTTCTCTGTTGATGCTTCTGACACTGACGCGGTTACGTTGACGCTGAAGGCAGGAATCGTTGCTCTTTCGAACAAACAGTTTAACGGTACATCATACGTCTTTTCAATTATTGATGACATCACAGTTCCTGTTGAATCCACAGGAGTTGCGTTCTTCAATAATGTCAACATCTATGAAGGAACTTACGTCACTCAGAACTGGACAGTCAGTTCCCGTAATCCCAATCAAAGATATTATCTGACAAACAGTGGAATCGACACATCACGTCTTAAAGTGATCGTTCGAGAGTCAGAACAGTCCACTGTAAGTCGCACTTATGCTCAATTCAGCTCGTTGGTGGGTGTGACACCTACAAGCACAATCTATTACCTTCAAGAGGCACCTGGAGAGCGCTACGAACTCTTATTTGGTGACAACGTATTCGGTGCCAAACTTCAAGAACCTAATTATGTCACGGCAAATTACCTGACATGCAATGGTGCTGAGGCAAATGGAATTGCAGCGTTCACTTACGCTGGACGACTGGTTGACCACGAAGGAACAGTTGTTACCAGAGGAATCTCTCTGCTTGCAACCAACTCTCCATCGCAGGGTGGAGCAGCAATCGAAAGCATGGATTCGATTCGTAAGTATTCTCCACAGATTTACGCATCACAAAACAGAGCAGTAACTGCTGCTGATTATGAAGCAGTTGTTCCTCAGGTTTATCCTGAAGCAGCATCTGTCTCTGCGTTCGGTGGAGAAGAACTTAATCCACCTGCTTATGGTAAGGTCTTCATCAGCATCAAACCTTACAATGGTGTTTATCTCTCCAGCGAAATTAAACAGAATCTTCAATCGCAACTGAGAAAGTACTCTGTTGCTGGAATCGTCACTGAGATTGTTGATCTGAAATATCTTTACATCGAATCAGACAGTCGTGTTTATTACAACAGCAACCTCGCTTCTTCCGCTGCTGCAGTAAAAGCAATTGTCAATCAGAACATTGTTAATTACGCTAACTCCTCACAACTCAATCAGTTTGGAGCGAGATTCAAGTATTCTAAATTCCAAAATGTAATTGACAACAGTCATGAAGCGGTAACTTCAAACATTACCAACATCTCAATGAGAAGAGACATGGCTGCTCAGTTGAACACATTCGCTGAGTATGAGATTTGTTATGGGAACAGATTCCACATTAAGAATCACGGACACTCTTCTGTTTACAATGGTACCATCATTGGTTATAACATCAAGTCATCTGGATTCAAAGTTAGTGGAATCAGCGACACTGTTTACTTTGGTGACTCACCCAATGCTGATCAGAAGACAGGAACCATTTTCCTCTTCAAACTGAACTCTGCAACTCAACCCGTTATCCTCAAGACAGGCATTGGAACCATTGATTATGTCAAGGGTGAAATCAAACTAAACCCAATTAAGATTCTGTCAACCGTTGTTAATAAAGGACAACCCGTCATTGAGATTTCTGCAACTCCTTACTCTAATGATGTAATTGGTCTTCAGGATCTTTATCTGCAACTCG